ATTGGTTCCTCCATTTATTATTATTAACTAATACTATTCCTACCTCAGTATTCCAGTTAACCTCTTTGATTATAACATGGACTACACCGATTCTCAGCGGAGCCAATGTTAAGAATGCTTTAGGTGACAGGTCTACTGCGCGGTTCCCCCTTCCCTGAAGGGCGGCTTCCGCACCAAGGCAGTAGTCGCGGACTACTACAACTACACAACGGGTAGTGTTGTCCGCCCTACATACCATGATCTTATATGGTTTATTCCCCCATTTCCATGATCCTACTGCGGCGTACCATACCTTCTCCCCCTTCAGGTAGGGATTGCAGGTATTCTTGTAGCCTCCGTAGCAGAACTTCTGACTGTGAGGATTGGTATTCCCGTACCATGTCGCCGTCCCCTCTGTTCTCACACCGTGTGGTGTAAGCAGCAAGAAGGCGGACAAGAGCAGCGCGATCATCCACGACACACTGTCTTGAACCTGCAGTATGAGCAGGGGTATCGGGTGCTTACCGTCTTGCCATCAGGGATGGGAAGTTGTGGCGGCATACGATCCTGATCCCTGAACTGCCGTGCTACCTTCAGCGTACGCCACGCACGGTCACGCTCCTCTTCGCTGACGATGTACTCCCTGAAGGAGAAGTCGTCGGCGTTGACGTAAATGACACGGGCTGGACGGGTGATGCCGTCTCCATCTTCTAGGGCAATGGCATAGAGCGCCGCTTGAGTGGCGTGCTCTGGCTTGGCTGAATCTTTCAGCCACTTAAATGCTGTCGCCTTAGTAGACTTGAACTCCCATACTTCTTGCTTGCCGTCTTTCCAAGTGACTACTGCGTCAATGTTTCCCGCAAAGTCATAGTACGGCATAGCCACTGGAACTTCCGTCTCGTATCCAAGGATGTCTGGCGCATCTGCAAAGACACTACTGATCCACTCGGACACGGCATGACCGCGCTCAAAGATACGCAATGTCTTCTGGTCAAAGGGTTCCCCCTTCACGCCAGTGCTGTCGTACCAGTGCGCCCTGAGGCAGCCCCCCATAAGGGAGCCACGCCAGAACGCCTTGGACGGACGACCAACCTTAGACTTCTCTGCGAGCACAGCGTCAAACTGTTCGCCTGCTGTACGCATGTTTCCTCCTACTGTTCTCCGCTGGTGAATGAGGTGGTCGCCTTGCGGAAGACCAACTGCAGGTCACCAATCGGACCGTTGCGATGCTTCGCTACCTTGACATTCACATTGTCGTAGAACTCATCGCCTTGTTCCTTGGGTCGCCAGAGCATGATCACCACGTCGGCATCCTGCTCAATACTACCACTATCTCGTAGGTCAGCGAGGCGTGGCTCGCCGCTGTCACGATACTCAGAGTTGCGAGAGAGTTGCGACAAGGCAATGACTGGGACGTTGAGTTCCCGTGCGATCTGCTTGAGACTGCGGCTGATCTCCGATGTCTCCATCACACGGTTGGCATCCTTCTGCTGGCGGATAGCCGACAGCAACTGGATGTAGTCAATGACCACCATGTCTAGCCCTTGCTCCTGCTTGAGCCGACGGCAACGGCTGCGAATCTCAAGCGGGGTCAGCGCAGACGAGTCGTCCACGTAGATCTTCGCACGAGCAATCGCGTCCGATGCCACGGTAAGTTTCTCTTCCTCCGCCTGGGTAAGCGTACCCGCACGGATCTTACTGATGTCTACGTGCGCTGCATCTGCAAGGATGCGTGTGCCGATCTGCTCGCTTGACATCTCAAGAGAGAAGATGGCAACCGACTTGCCCTGCCGTACTGCAGCGTTGGTTGCGAGGTTGACAGCCAGTGCCGTCTTACCTACCGATGGGCGAGCCGCGACGATGACGAGGTCTGACTTGCCCCATCCGCCGATCAACTTGTCCATTGGGATGATGCCCGACTTGATGGTGTCGTTCTCGCCAGCCTTCGCCTTGTCATAGTGATCCCACGACAAGCCAATGACATGCGACAGATCCAAGAACGTAGAGTTGGTACGGGTACGGGCAAGGCGGTACATCTCTGCCTGCGCCTTGTCTACTGCCTCGTCAGAGGACAGCCCCTGATACCCGATCTCTGCGATCTTTCCTGCCGCCTCAATGAGACGACGGCTTACTGCCGACTCCTCAATGAGGGCAGCGTATGATTCCCAGTTGGCTGATGTCGGGGTGTCCCGCACCAGATCACCAAGCACCGTGCTGCCACCGATGGTAAGGATCTTGTTGCCTAGTTCATCGGCAACAGTAACCGTATCAACGGCACGTCGCTGCTTCACTAGTGATTCCATTGACTCAAAGATTGAGCGATAGCCGTAGTCGTAGAAGTCTTCGCTGCTAAGCACCGACATAACTGGTACTACTACGCTATCGTCAATGAGCATTGAGCCAAGCACGGCACGCTCTGCTGCCGTGTTGTTAGGCTTTACACTTACTGTCAAAGATCTTACCTCCATACTCTGCTTCCTCCTCGGTAGACCATCTGACCCCCTCGGCTTCATAGTTGTAGGTAAACCATCCCCATGTCTTGCAGTTGTCGCAGTACACTGCGGCGCAGCAGCCGTCATCCCAGATAATCTCTGGATCGTTATGCCCAAGTTCCCGAACACCATTGATGTTATCGGCTACGAACTCGGCTAACTCTGGGGTAACGTAATGAGGGAACGACTTAATCTTTAGTTGTTCATTAACTATCTTACGTCTTTTATCTTTAACCTTAGTATCGGTAGTGTTAAATAATCTTAACGTTGTCTGATAAGAATCTAAGGTAAGACTACATCGGCAGTCCTTCGTCCCGTTCCCGTGCAGCCTGCACATCTCCGACTGGACTGCGTAGTCCTCCGCTTGTCTCGCTAGTTCCATCTTCAGTTGCTTCCTGAGTTTCATCGGTCTCCTCACTACCTAGGTCTGATACATAGGTTCCATCCAGCCAGTCCCACTCAATGAGTTCCATGACTTGGTTGTCATAAACAAACTGATCGTACCAGTTCTCTTCAGCGATGTCAATCAACAACTTGCGTGCTGACTTCTCTACGATCTCATTGTCTTCGTCTGCTTCTTTGACAAGGATCGTAATCATTACTGGAATCGTTACTGATTTAACTAAAGCACTCATCTTATAACCTCACTTGGAATGCGGTGATCAAGGCGGAGGCAATGAGTGCCCCCGCCAAGAACCCTGCAACAAACATCATGTCGTTGTCAGTTCTCAATCTGCTCCTCAATCTCCATCCCGACATAGGGATTCTCTGGTGGGCTGATAAGGTCAAAGACCCTATCGGTCATCATGAGGGCGATAGGTGATGCCTCCACCTTCTCGCCATTGTCAAAGACCCGCACGATTACCGCGCAGTCCTCGCCCCACATCGTGCATCGCATGAGCGCGACGTTGTTCTCCTTGTTAAAGAGAGACTGGAATGTTGCGATCTCTTCTTGTGTAATCTTCTGCATCAATCCTCCTTAGGTGTGTAGTCTACAAGACTATGGTCAGAACCGCAAGCGCACTTATCGGTATTGCTTGATAGGGTCTCCTCAATGATGTCGGTCTTTGCTGGTTCTCGTACACCATAGACCTGATTGGTAATGAAGACGATAGCATCGTTCACATCGCTGAGGTCGGTGTTATCTACCGAATCATACAACTCATTGACCAGACGTGCAAGTTCGGTGATCGCCACGACCGTACCGCCATTGCGTTCTTGGAACTCGTTGACTGCCTCTTCTCCAATGGTCTGCCATAGATCCCAGTTCATGTCCATCAAGTCATCAGCATCTAGCGACCCGACCTTGTCGGATACAGCCTCCTCAAGCATTGACTCACAACTGGTGCAGTTCCAAGCGTCGTGGTCATGATTCTCATCAGCCTCTTCGCGAATGGTCTGGCAGTCACGGCACTCATCTGCGTCATGCTCATGCTCATCAAGGTTACGAATGTCATTGATGAGGTCGTCTACCTGTACGGAAATGTCGGTTGCGCTCTTGATAAGATCATTCTGATTAGACATAGTCCACTTCCTCTCCGTTCCTAAGGAACGCTACAATCTGGTGAAGCGGGAGCGTCACCTGCTTAAAGAATTTCTCCGAATACTTTGTCTCTCCGTCAAAGAAGAACTGCTGCTCTGCCAGTGATGCAATCCGTAACGCGTCCGTAACGACACGGTCAATCGCATCTATGTCTCTAGCCCAGTTTAGTCGCTTGATGTGCTCGTCTTTCATCTTACTCATCGTATCCATCCTTACCTTCTGCTTCTGCCGTGTCGTAGCAGTCCTCGCAATAGCCATTGCCGTTGCCTTTGTTGACACGTTCACACCACCCCTCGTCTATTGCATCATCGCACTGGTCGCACGTGATGCCATGCGGGTTGTCCGCATCCCAACTGTAGATTGCGTAGAGTCCATCCCCTGCCTCGTGCCATAGGGTTTGATGCGTACTAAGGCTTAGCGGATTACCCACTACACCGTAGTGCTCAAACGCACAGGCATTGCAGAAGAACTCTGGGTCTTCGCTTTGATACCCAATAGGGATGTGCTCAGCCATACACCAACTCCCCAAATACTGCGTACTGAATGATGACCTCACCACCAGTAGCGTCCATGTCTACCTCACCATCACGTGCTTGGTAGAGGTGCGGATGATTGGCGAATGCCAATGCAAAGCCGCGCTCAATGTCAGCCCTACGAATAGGAACCCATGTGTTAGGGTCGCGAGTCGGCTCACCCTGATCCTCATCTTCCTTAACATACACGTACACAAAGTCATCGGGGAGATCGGCAAGTTTGCCGTACTCCTCCGTACCAAACGGTGCGTCATTGTTTACGTACCACGTGCTCCACTTGTATCCCTTGCACTCACCCCAGTAGTTGATGCCACCCTCAATGGCGCAGTGCAGAATGTCTACCAAATCCTTAGGCTCTAGTTGCACTTGCAAGATCTTCACGTACTGCCTCCTTAAAGTCTGCGATCGCCGTCTCCTTGTCTACCAAGAAGTACGCCGTCTGCTTACGATACCCATTCACCATAGCAGAGCACACGATTGCGCCGCTACCCTGCACGGTGTATGTGCTTACCTCAATCTCCTCGGCTGTCGTATCCACTTGGTCTACCTCCTACTGTCTCTCGTACAATGAACAGGTCTGGCTCCATGTCTAGGTTGTACACCTCGTACTGGTATCGCAGTTCCTTAAACTCTTCTAGCCAACCCTCAATAGTATGCGTAATGTATGTGTAATCAAACACATCGTATGTGCACGAGGTACTCTCTACCTCAATCCAGTAGCGTTCCTTGTGCGTAATCTGATGCGGACCAGTACCTTTGTCTGCCCTTTCACCGTTGATGTCAAAGCCCTGATCATAGAGCCATTCGTTCAGCGCCTTCACTGCATCAGGCATCCAGTTGTTCATGCTTGCAGTACCTACATTGTCAATCGTAATGTATACCCTAGCGTGGGCGCTCATAGGCTCCTCCTTCGTCAATGAAGATCAGCCGACCTCCATCGTTCATCTCATCGTCCATTGATACTGCTACCCAACGATAGCGGATAGTCTGCGCGGCATCATCCCTAAACTCAAACTTGAGTAGAGGGAATCCGTCTGCGGATACATTGCCACCTACCACCCTGCCGTTGTATAGGGGGCGGATCATCTCGTCAAGTATGTACTTGCGATGTGCTCTCTCTTCCTCATCCATGCGGAACCTCCTTGACTGGGTCTGGTACAGAGCCAAGATACCAACGATCTCGGAACTCTGCGGGTACTGCTGCTCGGATAAACTTGTCACGCTGGAACATACCATTCGTTGCAGCAAGATGCTTGCTCAACGCTTGTACAAACTTCCAATGATGGAAGTCTAGAAGTTCACGCTCATACAGCGTGTACTTGTGCTCCTCACCTTCGTACTTGAGGTACTCCCAATGCGCGATGCACTGGTCGGCGATCCATTGGAAGTCTCGCCTTGTAAACTGCGGTGTCTTGCGATCACGCATTAGCGACCACCTTTCTCTAGTTGGAATCGGGCAAGGAACCTAGTGTTCGTTGCATCATCCAATCCCATTAGTGCTTGGGCAGTATGTTCCTTCAGGGTAGACGGGCTGCCTTCATCCCGTACCCACTCGTGCCACCCACTATTGTGAGCGAGCGACTCGTTATCCTCAAGCCACTTGCGTACATCACGCTTGTACTTGACGATGCGATACCACGCTAGGTGTAGTCTGCGCCATTGGTCGTACACTAAAGCACCTCTTCCTTATCCTGCTGTCGGGCATAATCATCCATACCCTCAACCTCATACTTGTATGCGTGCCCTACTGCATTACTCATAGCATCCCAAAGGTAATCATCTTCGTGCGTATCTTGTGCAACTTGCACAAGATCTACCATCGGATGGAACTCAAACGCGGGGTCGGTCATACTATCTGCGAACTGGTATGTGATGGCATTGCGCACATCATCAGGAGTGTACGCAATCACTACGCACCCCGCCGCTCGCATTTCTGCGACATACTTATCAAACTTCTTCATCTTGCGCTCATACTTACTCGGCATTGTATCCACCCTTATCGCTCCAATGTGCGCCCGCATTCTCTTCGTGGCGGGTTTCACGATAGTACATCTGTCGGTCTTCGGCAACTGCCTTGTATGCAAGGTCAATCACTTCACCCATAGAAACATTACGCTTGAGCGTGTACCTCTTGAGGTCATCGTACAACTCGCCGTTATACTTGCAAGTGCCGCACGCCCAATCGGTACTTACATAGCACTGCTCGTGGCACATACAATCGTATGGGTCACAGCAGTTCTGGCGAGCGATCTGCTCGCTCACATACGCTATCGCCTTCATCGTGGCGTTGTATACGATCCGATTACTTGCCATAGTGAACACCTCCTACCTCTACTCCATTCATCCGTAGCAGAAAGACTGCCGTGTGGACGAGGAAGTATACGATTGAGAGCGTAAAGAACCATCGGATAACTAGGTCAGACATAGGTTTCCTCCAAGCAAGCGAGCCGCTCAACGCAGCGGTCTTCCTTGCACGAATACGCATAGCAGTTGAGGGTGCTAGGCTTACCCTTCCAGCGTGCGACAACGAGGAAGTCTTGGTCGTTATGCACGACCTTGAGGTCAATCTCTTCGCCCTCCTCGTTCCACCCGCTATGCTCCTTGAGGTCTTCCACCGCCTCGTGTGCGCTAGTGTAGATCTCTTCCCATTCGGGCATACACGCGGGGAAACTAATCTCCGCGTGATAGTGCTCAATGACTTGCATAGTACTCCTTGTTCAGTTGCATAAGGGCGAGATACTCCTGCCTACGCTTCTCCCTCGCCCATTGGAGGATGCGCTTCGGCGTGAACCTTACACCTTGTGCTTGGAAGTATGCGTGGTAGTGCTCGTAGCACAGGTGCTTACCACGCACCTTGCGGAAGACTCCACTCCCGCAGAAGAGTTCACTCGTCCTCGCTTGACACATCATTGCTCACCCTAGCGATCGGATCCCACGAGCCATGGAACTCAATCTCCCAAGCGCCATAGGCTCTACCGCACCAACGGCAGAAGCACGGGAGATCCCCAATCGTAATCGGAAGTTCCCCGTTCTCTGCGTACACATAGATGCGCTTATCGCAACGCCCGCACTCAATAACGACGCACGCGTCGCCGCCTCCGTCTTCCCTGATGATGCCCGTTTGCGAGTCTACCATTTGCGCCTCCTCCTACCAAGCCGATGGCTTGGTGCGCTGGGTTCGTGCGTATGCATCAAGCATACGCTTCTCAACCTCCTGCTGCTTGCGCTCGCGATGCGCTTCCACCTTATCCTTGAGCGTGAGTAGGGCAAGCAACGAGCCTACCCCCAAGAACGATCCTACGAATGCCTCAAACATACATCCTCCTACTTCGCTACAGGCGCAAGGTACTTGCGGTAGAAGTCTGCGTGAGCAGAGCACCACCAAGCCCAAGTGCGCTTCGTCTTACCCATCTCGCTCGCCTTCACGAGTACGAGGTCAGCGTGCCGCTTACCGCAAGGCACGCCCGTCTTCCCATCTGGGCGCGTAATGAACTCACACTCCATCACTGGCGTGCGGCTACTCTTGTACATCTGCAACCTCCTCGGTCTTGTCCGCTCGCAAGGGGCGAGAACCCGTGGCTCCACAGCCATCATCCTCTACGCACGCGTATGTTGCCATCACACGCTTCCCGTAGTCGGGTCTGCCGATCCACACGGCAGCCTTCCCGCAACGCGGGCAGGGTACGGACGGGAATGGCTTCTCGCCCTTCCTCCGTACGATCACGATCGGCTCAACGCTTGAGCCTTCCACGGCTACGCACGAGCATTCCCGCAAGGGATACCCGCATTCCGCGTGGTGCATAAGCACCTCCTATGTGCGGGTACGCCAACGCTTGAGCGTTGGGGCGCACCAGTCTGCCCTCATACGAGAGCAGGCGGGTACGCCCCGCCCCCGAAGGGGCGAGGCTACCGCTCGCGTGTGCGAGGCTCGTGCTAGAACTTGCGGGCGAGTTTGAACCCGAACAGCGCGTCAAGCGCAGACACACTCGCGTAACGCTCGCGAACGCTCTGCCCGATGTGCTGCATCTTCACGCCCGTGGTCGCCTGTGCGCCATCGCTCAGGCGTGTGCATACGACCGAGTACTTCTCGGCTGGGTTGCTCTGTGCGCGCACAATCCCGATGCGCGTGAACTCAAACTTGTAGCCCTTGCGCGTAGCCGTGAGATCGCCGTCCCACACGACGGGAGCGGCTGTGCTCGCGACCTTCGCCTTCCGCGCCTTCGGCTGGGTCTTCCCCGCCTGTGCGAGTGCCTGTGCGACCGCTGCGGCAACGATTGCCTGAAGTTCTGCCTGTGTCATGTGCGTGCCTCCTAAATCTCTCCTGTGCTTGTGCAGGACAGGAAACCACATCGCAAGGCAAAGTCTGCCTCTTGACAACACTATCAGAACACCTTTCGGAATCGGTGTCAAATCTCCTCGTGGTTCTTTCCTGTGCGCAGGGTGTGCCCGCCCCTGTGCCCCCGTATACGACCTGTGCAGTGTGAGTGTGCGTGTGCTCGGGAGACCTTCGGCAAACAGGGTTGATAAGCCTCGCGCCTGTGCGTGGGAAATTTATTGGGGGGGTCGGTGGGGTGCTTTCGTGCGTGTGCCTGCGGTGGTGGTACACTAAACCCCTATCCGCACTGAACGACCCCATTGATAAGGCGGGGGTAGATGACCGTTCATAGTGTTTATCACCTACTTTCTGCCTTCCAATAGGGTGGAAGACCCTGTTAAGATGTCTTCATAAACAAACATACCCCTATAGATAGTGTATTTATATATAATTTCTACCCTGCTGCGACGGTTCTATGGTGTATAATGGACCCCGTTAGGGATAAGAATAAGTCTAATAACGGTTATATATCCCCCTAACCATGGCGGTGAACAATGGATTTGATCAATAGATTGCCAACAGGTACGGTGGGAGTTGGTTCCGCCATGCCAACTTCCACCGTTCCATCTGCTATTAAGCCCGTTAAGCCTACATTGAATACCCCACGGGCAGGCAATGTTAGCCCCGACGCAGAGGAGCGACGGGCGAAGAAGAACCCAAAGGTAGTTCCCCCTAAGCCGCCGACCCGTAAGATTACGGTTCCAGCCCTAGATCCAGTAGAGCAGCAGCGCGTAGAGGATCTGGACGAGGCTACGTACAACGCCCGATCTGGTGAGCGCAGTGGCAACCGCACCGTAGTTGGGGGAGAGAACGCAAGTACGTGGCGTAATGCCCGACTCCGAGCCGCCTCCATGATTGGCGCTAAGGATCTAACGACACCAGAGATGGGAGTTATGGAACGGTGGAGGGCTGGAGCAGCGAAGGGGGAATCGTGGAGAAACTCCATTACCACAATGAGCATGCTGGAAAAGAGATGGGAACAAAACGTCCTGACCAAGGGTTTCAAGTTCGGTCTTACGGGAATTGCAGGAATGGTTGGTTCGCAAGGAAAACTAAACCCCTTTGCCCCAGTTTCTGATCCACTTATGGAACTCTACCGTGGCAATAGAAGGGGAGCACTCAAGGGTGGTATCACTAGTGCCCTGATGCAACTCGCTATGCTAGGGATGTCTGGCGCTGCGCTAGAGGGGGAGCGGGATAGGATCTACGCCATCCTTAAGGAGAACGGAGTTCCCGAAGAGTACCTTGATGGAGCAGTGCAGAAGTACATTGACGAGGCGAAGATTCCTACCTATATCAACATGACTGCTGCTGGAACAGTAAATGATGCGCAAATCATTGGTGCTTCTACGGCACTTGGCGCAGCGATTGGGGCGTTTGGTCTTGGCGTTGGAGCCGTTGCTGGTGCTGCCTTTGGGTGGGGCGCTGGAACAATTATTGCTGGAGCAAATAACGTACTAGCAATGTTCAGTGGAAATACTGCCCCGAATCTATACTCAACACTCCCCTATAACGCCTATGAGGATCCAAACTTCTTTACAAACGCTTGGACAGAGTCATCGGCAAATAAGGGAGTATCGGACTACCTTGCACAGCAAGACCCAAACCGATTCATTCCGTACGATGAGGCAAACAAATGGATTGTTCAGTACTATAGCAATAGTACGCCTATCGCAGGTGATCCGCGAAACGAGGAAGTCTACGGACTTATTAAGCAAGGATACTTTGTTGCTAAGAGTTACGATGGGACCTACGGTATTGACCAGGCTGCATATCAGGCATACATGATTGAGTCCTCGCTATACCGAACCGACGCGGACAAGAAGAGGTATCTTCCAGAGATTTCAGCGGCTGGCAAGGAGTTCGCCGCAGATCCTGGGCTTCTCAACACTCAAGACGAGTGGAATGGCATCTGGAGAACCGTAGCCTACCTGACGTACGAACCCTAAAATGTGCTAAAATGCCGACACAACGAGACAATGACCATCTGGGTAAATACCAGTATGATCTCCTAGAAGTTGGATACTCTAAAAAAGAGGCGATGACAATCGCCATCAAGATGGCGACAAGAAAAAATAAAAAGAAGAAAAGGGGAAACAAACATGGCGGATCCAAACAAGTTCTTCATCAAGATTGGTAGCAAAAACTACACCACGGGTGATGCTGCTGAACTCCTAAACAAAGATCCGAAGAAGAAGGCAGAATTTATTGCAGCCCGCAAGCGCGGCGCATCAGATCTTGCTGCCTTTGAGTATGTCATGAGTCTTGGTGAGGAGAAGGTTGCAGACGCTGCGCCAGAGGAAGCGCCAGCAAAGAAGGGGAAGGCTCCAAAGGCAAAGAAGACTGGACCATTCCTACAGTCTGAAGCGCCTGAGGCAAAGGCTGCAGAGACCAGCGGCAAAGAGCCACTCAGCACTCGCGAAGCCAATACTGACTTCGGTGCAAAACTTACTGCAAAGGCATTTAAGATTGCAAAGGAGAAGTCTGGTGATGCGTGGCGTACGTTTACTCCAGAGCAGAAACTAAAACTTGTCCTTTCAGTACCGCAGGTAAGTGAACTTCGTGGCTCTGCTGCCGTTGGCGCAATCCGCGCACTTGCTACGCGCATTGGTACGACGCGTGGCGGCGAGGATCTTGCTCCCCTTATTGATAAGTGGGGCAAGGAGCGCGGCGTTGTCAAGCCAGTAGAAGAGTTCGGCGTTACGGTTCGTGGCGTAAAGGAAATTACCGCGATGACGGAACTGCCAAAGGAAGAGCGCAGCAAGTTGCGCCTGCGAACTAGGACAATTGCAAAGCGCCGTGGCAAGGGTGTCAAGGGCGGCTCTGACGAGACGCGTGTTTCTGCGACTGAAAAGGGTACTGCTGTTGCCGCAGTAAAGGCAACTGGGGGCGACGCGCTTAGCGAACTCATTGAGCAGATCAAGGCTGATCAGGCGGAAACCGCAAAGAACCTTCAGGCTTCATCTGACGAGGGATCAAAGATCTTCCTTATGGAGACTGGTGAAGTTGATGAGAACGGCAAGCCTAAGAAGGTAAAGATCCGCATTGACTCAAAGGGTAGCGCAATGGAGCCAGGTCGTACTCGCAAGGGAGAGGCTGAGGCGCTCTCTACGCTTGGCGCAAAGCAGAACGCTGAATACGAAATTGCATCAACCCGAGAAGCATGGAGGGCATACAACGCCTCCTTGCCAAAGGGTCAAGGGATTAGCGCAAAAGAGTTTGTTGAAATTGAATTTGCCGACACGCTTAGCGCGGCTGACCGAGCAAAACTTGCTCGTGCGCTTAGCAAGTTGCGCCAGCAGGAACGAGTTGAGCGACAGTCTGGTAAGGGTGTAAAACCAGCCAAGCCCAAGGTGGTAAAACTCCTTCCGCAGACCCCTGAAGCGGGTCGCGCAAAGTTAAATGCTAAGGACGAGATCCGTGTTCGGAAGCAGAACACCCCAACCGTAGAGTCTGCAAGGGAACCAGTTGTTCCAGCATCTGCAACGCGAGCCGTTACCAAGACGGTTGTCTCTGGTGAGGGTATCCTTGCAGGGGCAGCCAAGCCAGCGAAGCGCGGACCCAAGCGTGTCGGAACGGTAACGCGAAAGCCTACCTTCCAAGACGCTGTTCTCTCGCAACTTGCTGAGACTGGTGGCAAGAAGGACGTTAGGGACTTCCTCGCGCTAAAGGCGCTCCGCGATACGGGATTCCCGAAGTCCGAAGTTCGCACCCGTGCTAAGCAGATGGAAGTATCCGCCAATGTTCGGAAGGCTGCTAAGGCATCTGGGCTACTCAGTTTTGCGGTGATGGCACTTCGGCATCTTGATGGTGAGAGTAAGCGCAAGAAGAAGGACTAAGTGGCTAAGTTCCATGCGACAAAGAGGATTGATATCCTATGGAATGGACTATATTTCAAGGGTCCAGCGGGAACAATCTTTACGCTGCCCGACGAATACTATGAAGAGTTTGTTACCGAAGTCAGCCATGGTGATCCTGAGTTTATCTGGGATTCTATTAACGAAGATCAGGATCTAGAAGACCGTGTCCTTGATCTTGAGACTAATGGAGTCCCGACCGATGCTACGATCACGGTTGGCACAACTACGACTGGTGCTGCTGGCAGCACTGCCTCTGTCACGAACAGTGGCACGACCCATGACCCGATCCTTAACTTTACTATTCCACGCGGTGATACTGGTGCTACTGGTGCTACTGGAGCCACTGGCGCTCAGGGCGTGCAAGGTATTCAGGGGGCGACTGGTCCAACGGGCGCGACGGGCGCTACGGGATCTACGGGAGCGACTGGTTTAGCAGCAAGTGTTAACGTTGGCACGACCGCCACGCTATCTCCTGGTGCTTCAGCAGCAGTTACTAACAGCGGATCCTCAAGCGCAGCGGTATTCAACTTTAGCATTCCTCAGGGTGCAACAGGCGATACGGGCGCTACTGGTGCTACGGGTCCGACTGGTCCGACTGGCGCAACAGGTCCTCAGGGTATTCAGGGTGCAACTGGAGCCACGGGTGCAACAGGTGCAACTGGCGGATCATCCTCTCACTACCACTATAAAGCCAAGACCACTAACACATCTGGCGATCCAGATAGCCAATACCTTGGATGGGACAACGCAACGCAGGTAAGTGCTACCGCGCTAAGGGTCAATCACGTAGACAGCGACAATCAGGACGACGAGGTATTCCTGGATCTCGTAGCACTTGGCGACTTCCTTATTATTCAGGATACTAGCGACGCCGCAAACTATCAGAAGTGGGAAGTAACTTCAACACCAACCTACAACAGCACGTGGAACAACTACCCAGTCACGCTTGTGGAAAGCGCAGGAACTGGTACTACAGGATTCTCAAATAACCACGCCGTTCTCCTAATGATCGTCAACGTTGGTGCCGTCGGACCGACTGGACCGACTGGCGCAACTGGCGCGACGGGCGCAACTGGACCGACTGGGGCGACTGGACCACAGGGAGCAACTGGTGCGCAAGGGATTCAGGGAATTCAGGGGATTCAGGGTGCAACTGGGGCAACTGGAGCAACGGGCGTAGGCATCGTAACTGGTACTGTGGCTATGTGGGCTACGGCTAGTTCTCCAACTGGCTGGCTGTTCCTAGACGGGGCTACTTACAACCAGTCAGCATACCCAGATCTTGCGGCAGTCTTTGGGGTGGGATCTGGGACATTTACCCTCCCAGATATGCGCGACCGCTTTGCCGCTGGTCTTGCCGCCGTTGGAGCACTCAGCAATAACGCTGGTACGTTTGCGCCAAACACGGCAAACGCTACAGCCCACGACCATACGACTAACATTGCGCACGCCCACGCGGACACCATTGCCGTTTCCACACACGGCGACCATACACACAGCGTTAACCCAGCATCTACTGCTTCTGGAGCGCCGAGCAGCAACACAACGTTCTTTCACTCAACAGGTAGCACGGAGCGAACTGTCGCAAGTTCTACGCACACACACTCCACAGATATTGCCGCCACAACCTCTGGTGCAGAAAGCACCAATCTTACCCACACCGTTACTGGTGGAGTTACGTCTCTTGGCGCAACATCCGTAACATCATCTAGCGCGGGTGGTACACTAACTCCTAAGGCTACGTTGTTGAACTTTATTATTAAGACTTGAGGAAAATAATGAACCTACTTAAAATTGTTACCCAGCGCGACTCCATTGAGGTTGGCAAACCAGGAGTTCAAGATAACTGGATGGACGACTGCGCGTGGTCAACACTAGCCTGCGCGATCAACCACCTGACTGGCTCTACTCTTGCAACCAAGCAAGCCCTTGTCATTGGCGAATCCGTGGGTCGGCATGACCGAGACGGCTTCCCAGACCCTACATCGCTTGCGCAACTTGTGGCTGGGGCTAAGAAGGCTGGCATTGCAGCCCGCTACGCCAAGTCGTGGGATGATGTGCTCAAGGCTCTGGCTGCTGGCGCGGTCATCGGCATCAACGTAGAGCAAGCAAAGAACTACCCGCCAGTCAAGATGAGCGACTGGCATCGCAAGCATCAGGTTCGCAAGCCAGGTAAGACCTACGGGCACATGACCTGCGCATCGCAGCACGAGAAGGGCGCTCAGTGGGCTGACCCAACCATGTCGGGCAAGGGCAGTGAGTCCTACGCCGTCCCTGTAACATTGGCAGAACTTAAGCAGATTGCCTCCTCTAAGGGAGATGCCCCACATAAGCGTTGCCTGATCTTCACTAGGAAGCCCGTAGTGGCTCCTGCGAAGCCCGTAGCGCCTAAGAAAGCGGTAGTTAAGGTCAACACCCTGCTTAGCCAAATCCGTAGGTCTGTGACCCGCAATGTCTGAACTAGCCGCAGTCCTTACGGGTTGCCACGCTTGCCGCTCACCCTTCGTAGAGTCTATTAATAAGAAGATGAAAGAGGGGCTGCCAGACAGCCGTATTGCCGATTGGCTCAAGGAGCAGGGCGGATACATTAGCCGCATCACTCTTGGTCGCCACAAGCGCGAGCATCTCATTGACTCCTTTGAGAAGAAGCGCAAGGAGGCTGCCGAAGTGTTACAGCGCCAGCAGAAGACCATTAAATCTGAGGTTGATTTGGCTTCGCTGGTACGAAACCAAGTAAACCTTATGCTGGAAGATGGTATACTTCTTCCTACGTTAGCGGAGGGGCTACGGGCGCAGGAGATCATTGACCGACGGAATGAGAAGTCAACAGATCGCGACCTAACCATCATGCTGGCTCAAGTACTTGGCGGTGTTGCAGTGATTGAAGGATCTGCACGAGAAATAAGAATGGAGATTACAGATGGTGAAGCGTAAGACACTACGAAGAGTAAAGGTTAAGTACGGGGTAGACCCTGAACTTGAGCGCATTGCTAATATTTACCTTGAGGGTAATAAGCCAGCAAAGCCAAAGAGGACTAAAGAGGCTAAGCCGTTAAACACTGGCGTCGCTACGGAAGTAATTCGCGGAGCAATAACAGGCGACATTGCTAGGCTAAGCAATAATAAGCGTGCATCTACAATTCTTGGTCGTGCGGCTGGAGTAGAGTTGGCTCGCGGCAAGAGATTGGCAGCAGCAGGGCAAGGTGCTCGCGCAAAGAAAAGCATTTCTGTTGGAGATGCACTTATTGGCGTTGGTCAAGTAGCCAAGGCGGGTGCTGATGCAGCGCCTTACGATCTTGCGAACAAAGCAAAGAATCGTGGTAAGAAAGATTCCGCGCTGATTACTGGGGCAACGCGAGTAGGTCGCAAAGTCCGACAAACGGACAGGATGATTGGCGCAACTAGAAGGACGCTAAGAACTGGCAAGGCTGTCGGTGGTAAGCGCGGTAGTATATTGGGGATCGCGGCAATGTTTGCCTCGCATCTCGCTGGTAATAATAAGAAAGATAGAGGTTGATTATGGCTCCGAAGAAGATTGTTAAGCGTATTAAGCGTTCACTTCCACCACGAAATAAGGATGGCTTTGACCCACGACTTGTTGCGCTCGGCGCAATTGGCGGCGCTGCTGCGGGGGCTGCTCGCGGTCGCGCTGCTGGGCGACGTTCGGCGCTCAACGATATTTCAATGAGTGGTCGCTACCCAACTACAGATGATATTCGTCGCTCCAAGGATGTTCCTAGTGGAGAGGATAACTGGGGAAGCACTCGCTACAAGCAAGTTCCTGATAAATTTGGAACTGGGGTAATGAGTGCTGGCTATAGGACTAGGTTGGGTCGCAATAGCCAAGCATCGGAATGGCTCTCAGAAAATATGGCAACAGAAGGAAAAAAGGAATATAAGTCCGACCGAAAGGTCAGCAAGTTTGTTGCAAGGACTATCGGCAAGGCAACTGTTTCTGCTCGCGGCAAGCAGGGTGCCAAGCGAGGCGCTGTAAAGGGCGCGATTGGCGGCGCTGCACTTGCAGCCCTTGTTCAGTTGGTAGCAAAGGAACTTAACAAGAAGTAATCCCTGGGAGGGGAATATGACAAAGAGGGAACTGGCTCAGGCGTATATCGCCAAAGCCCTCCCCTTGCTTAACCTTAAGCAATGGGATGTAAAGGTTTCAGAGTCTTTGCCGCCAGACGATTCGTACGCAGACATTGAGGTTTCTGAGAACCTCTGGTCTGCGACGATTCGTCTTTCGGAGGATTTCTGGAAAGAGAAACCAGAGAATCAGCGCCGTATTATTGCGCATGAACTTATTCATGTACACTATGCTGGCGTTGAACGGTTGCTGAATACCATTCAGACATCGGTTGGCAGTATGGTCTTTGACGTGCTAAACCACGTCTGGGATACGGAGACAGAGCGTGGGGCTGACTCGTTGTCTACTCCTTTGGCAAAGGTATTGCCGCTCCCTGATTTCAAGGAGGTTCAAGATGGCGGGCAAGAAGCCAGCAAAACTCGCAAGCGCAAAGCCTAACCAGACGTTCTGGACACCAAAGCCCTGCGGTGGGTGCGGCAAACTGATTGAGACAATGAAGGAAGCCAACCGACTACTAGTCAAGGACTTCGTCGGCGCTAAGGCTAATACCCGATTCCTATGGAGGCACAAACTCTGTGTCTAGTCCAGCGTGGTCCCGTAAAGAAGGAAAGAACCCAGCAGGCGGGCTGAACGCCAAGGGTCGTGCGTCTTATAAGGGCGGCACGCTCAAGGCTCCAGTTAAGAGCGGGGATAACCCGCGCCGTGCGTCGTTCCTTGCCCGAATGGGTGGAATGCCTGGAGCAGAGTACGATGCTAACGGCAAGCCTACCCGCCTACTCCTGAGCCTACGGGTATGGGGTGCAAGCAGCAAGGCTGACGCAAAGCGGAAGGCTGCAGCAATCAGCGCCCGTAACAAAGCCAAGCGTGTCTAGTCTCCTAGAAGACCTAAAGGCTGGTAGGGAAGATCCAGTTTTCTTTGCCGAGAGATTCCTCGGAATCATAATGAACCCTGGGCAGCAACGGTGGGCGCGTTCTTGTGTAGAACGGGCTGAGAATGGCTGGTCTCCCAAGTTCCTCACCACGGTAGTAAGCGCGGGCAATCGCGCTGGCAAGACTATTGCTATGGCTCTCGTCATCTTCCACTCCGCGTTCTATAAACTTGGGGTCAAGCCACCACTTGCTGGAGATTCGGACGACGCACTGCGCTGGATCAAGGAGCCGTACGAGTGGTATCACATCGGCATCCAACAGGAAACCGCCGAACTTGTGTTTCGCGAGTTGACCATGATCTCGCAGGGTATTCACCCAGCGCAGAAAGGGCGGAAGGCTCCACTTTTTATGGAGTTGGGACAGATCGCGACCTTCAACAAGAAGTATCGCGGCGAGTACCTCTGGTTCCAGTTCAACAAGGCGGTCGGCGGTGCGAGCATCCACTTTCGTACGACGCAAGACAAGGCGAAAGCCCTCCTCGGTAAAGATATGAACGGCATCTCGTTTGACGAAGCGGCGTTTGATTCCCATCTCATGACCGTTTATCAAGAGGTCTTGAACCTTCGCCGCCTTTCTACTGGCGGACAACTTCACTTTATCTCTACCCCTACGGAGGGCATCAACGATTACGCGGATCTTTGGGAACTTGGTAATCCTGAGAATAGCGAGCGGGATTCCCAGTTTATCTCGTTCCGAATGTCTACTAGGGATAACATTGGCTACGGGCTTACTCAAGAGAACTTTGATTCCATTGTCCGACAGCAGGTTGCCTACCTTGTTCCACAGAACATTGACGGGTACTTTATTGAGGCTAGGGAAGCGTACTTCAATGCTCCTCAGGTGGAGAAGGTATTTGACGATACAATGCCTGACGAGCAGGAGCCAGTGGCTAAGAGGCGGTACGTTCAGGGGTGCGACCCAGCCATTGCTTCGGACTCCACTTGGGCGATTATCCTTGACTTTACAGACAAGAAGAGCATGCAAGGCGTGCGTTGCCGCAAGAAATCTGGTCGTCAAACCGTTACCTCCTTAGTAAATATGCTACGAGAGAGCCATCTGTTGTATAATCAGGGAAGTCATTGTACCACTATCATTGATAATACAGGATTTGGTGGTAAGATGTTTGCTCAGGAGTTGAGTATAATCAAACCGTTAAGACAGGTAGACTTTGCAGGTACTAAATCTAAGAAGTTAGAAATCCTGTCTGACCTTAAGACTATTATAGATAAAGAAATGATCAAGTTCCCTAAGTCGGGGATCTGGCTTGAACTACGAAGGCAACTTCTGGGGTATAAGTTAGAGGATCGGAATCTAGAAACTGACGCGGTAATGGCTCTGGCAGTAGCGGTGCGACATGCAATGCGATCTGCTGGAGAGACAGTAGCCGAGGCTAAGTTCAACTACTTTGGGGAGATGTAATGGCAAAGAACATTCCAAGTCTGCAGACAAACGACCCACAGGTAATTGACATTGCCCAGCGCGGTAATGCGCTCGTCTCTAAGATTGCAGGCGGGGGCAGGAAGAACCTTAACAGCCCAGTTCTTTCTGAAGAGAACAAGCGAATCCTCAAGTATGCCAAGACCTCTAACGATGAGAACGCCGTTGCTAAACTTCAGCAGATGCTTGAGCGCAAGGGTTCAGTAGAGCCAGAGAACGCCCGACGACGACAACTGTTCCGCCGCTTTGATAATCTGTTCCACGCGAGGACGATCACGGCTGGCGGAGCAGACCATTGGGCTGAAGATCCGTCGGCTCGCATGGCTGGGCGAACGCACGTTTCGGTCAACGTTCACCCTGCTTATGTTTCAATTCCAGCGTCGCTACAGGCAGTACGACCAGTAATCAACTATCTCCCAGATGGTCCGACGCGAGATGACCGCAAGGAGGCTCAGGCTCGTGAGCGACTATTCCTCCGATGGTGGGAAGAGGCTGATCTGGATATCATTATGGAAGATGCCGCTCTGTACAAGTCGCTATACGGTGATACTGCCGCCAAGATTGAATGGAATGAAAACGATGGTATTCCAAAGGTCAGCGTAGTTTCTTCACCAGAGAACCTATACCTCGGTTACGGTGCATCCGACTACACTAAGATTGACTGGGCGTTGTACCATTACGGACTTTCTCCGCAGGCTGTGCAGGATGAGTTTGGTCTTGACGTTATCCCAATGAAAGATGGAAACGAATACTTCCCATATGTAAACTCCAGCGATCATCTTGACCCGCTGATGCAGGCGTGGGCTGCTTCTGCTGAGCGCATGGTTGACCGACGAGATACGGCTTACGAGCGCATGCAGATCTCAGTCTTTGACTACTGGTACAAGGTCCCAGTAAACGATAAGGAAGATCGTGTCTACAACTGCGTCTTTGTTGGCAACAAACTTGTTAGCGAAACCGAGCACCCAGAACTTGACGGCAAACTACCATACCTTCCACTTGTCAACTCTCGCATTCCTGGGTCGCCATACGGCAAGCCAGAACTCTACGACGTAGAGCAGTTGCTTCGCGAGAAAGACGAGCGTATTACTCAGGCTGCCCAGTTTATTCAGCAGGTTGTTGGCGGACAGATGTTCCAGTTGATTGGGCAGGATGCGCCAGAGGAAGTTCCAGCCAACGCAATTCCAAAGCCAGGTCGTATCGCTGCTCCTGGGGCTGGAAACCGTATTGAACCAATCCAGCCGTTTATTCCAAACATTCAGATTGAGCAGTACAACCAGCGTATTGACCGCGAACTTGCGGTTGTCTCTGGCTTGAACGACTTGCTACTCGGCGTTGCTCCGTCCTCTGTACTTGGATCGTCGCGTGCTATTGCGTCGCTTGTTGCAAACTACGAGCAGCGCATTGCCGCTAAGCGCAAGATCTTCTACAAGTGGATTAAGGAAGTGTGGAAGGTTGCTGCTAAGATCTGGGAAGAGAAGGATCCTTCAGTTGCTATGATCATCAACGGTCACTACCGTATTGAGATTACGCCACCTGAACTTACCCCACGAGATACGCTTGAACTCGCAAATACGGCGATCAGTCTTGTGCAGAACCGTATCTGGAGCGCAGAGCGCGCAATGGACCGTGTCGGCGTGGACGATGTGCAGAACGAGAAGGAAATTATCCGCGACGAGCAGACAGATGCAACGCTTAACCCAGCCGCCGTCTCTACGATGGCAAGCGTGGTCGGTGCGTTTAAGCAACTTGGTCTTGGCGCACCAGAAGGCATTGGCGATCCTAATGCACCTCTTGACCAAAATCAGGCAATGGCTGCAATGCGCGGTCAGAATCCACCGCCACAGGGAAGTCAGTCAATGAACGATCAGAACCTCATTCCGCCTGGAGCGGCAGAGGCTCAGCCACAGAATCCAGCCGAGGGTGCTGCCGCTCTAATGGGCGAGCAACTTGGTCAGCAGCAAGGAGTATAAGAGATGGCAGTAACTGGACAGTTTGGTCGCGCACTTACGGGTAACGGCTCGTTGTCAAGTGCTATCTCAAGCATTGCGTCAGAGTTCGTTACCCTGCGAACAAATCGCATCTACGACGCGTACATTAATGAGGAAGCCCTAGACGGTACTGTCATTGATGCTCAGACTGCTATTGCCGAACTGAAGAAGTTGATGGCTGGAACGACTGAGGATACACGAACTGGTCAGAGTATTGCCGACATGATCCGTGCAGTCCGCAAGGCAAACCGCACGCGAACCCTCAACAAGTTGGATGCAGACTTGGCTGAGATGGGAGCCGAGAAAGGCGACTATGGAAAGATGGTTACGGCAATTCAGGAAATGCTTCTAGACCCAACGCTAAACCCAGACGACGAAGCAGAACTACGCAAGGAATTGAGCACTGCTGTCCAGATGCTTTTTGACAACTCAAGGAACCAGTTTAATGCTAGTGGGAAAATTACATTCAACGGCAAGACAATTGACTTTGACGGTGGCGCAAACTACGAACAGTTCCTTCAGATCTACGACAGCGTTGCTCGGGCAAACCCAGATATGGCAGACAAGATCAATCGTCAAAAGTACGAGGCTGAAGTATCAGTTGCCGTTTCTCAGGCAAATGCTATTTGGGCAAGCGTTTCACGAACTACCGATTCTCAGAAGTTGCAAGGGTATGTTGCCCAGTTGAACATTCTTCGCAAAGCCTATGACAAGTTGAAGGCTCAGGGGCTAGAAGGTGGCGAGGCTGGCGTAGATCTCCTAGATAATATCCGAACCATTGAGGGTTACGAAGCAAATAGCAAGTCAAACATTGGTCAAGAGTCCAGCAACAAGCGTATCTCTGGTATGGATACCGAGGTCTACGGCGCTCTCTACGATATTGACGACGCGCTTGCCTTGATGGGCGTTAATACTGGTGAGGGCGGAATTGCAAACTTGCTGCTTACAAATCCTAATGCTGCCTACAATGCTATTGATATGGCAATTGCCATGAACGGTGGATCAACAAGCATTACGGTAGACGGTAAGGTTGTAGAGATTGACCGCGACACCATCTATGCTGTTATTGCCGACACCAAGGCTTCTGCCGTCTCTGCAAATAACTGGGCAAAGAATAATCCTAACGTTAGTGCTTCTAACAAGATTGCCATCCGTAACTACGTAACAAGTGCCACGGCGCTCTTTAACAACGTTCCAAACCTAAAGGTTGAGGATGCGTACGACAATGCTCGCACTACGCTAGAAACCGCGCTAGAGGCAAACCCAGACGATATCAATGCTCGCGTTAATGCGCTTAAGGCATTTGGTAAGGCAATCCGTACGCTGGCTGGAACAACTGGAAACACCGCAGTTAGGACTGCACTAACGGCAGAGGCAGACCTGTTTGAAAGTGGCAAGCAGCCAAAGCAAGGTGTCATGGTTTACGGCGAGTGGAGTGGAAACCTTGATGGCGGACCAGGTGGGGAAAGCGCACTTGCGGTTGGTAGCCAACTTGGAAGGCTCATTAACCCACGCGTTGACTCTGGAGATGTATCTATCTCCGAAGCCATTGCGTTGATCTACAGCCAGCAAGGAACATTTAACGCTGGTGGTGGTGAGGTATACATTGACGGCATTACTGGCGAGCGAGTCGCAACTGCTGTGTCGGAAGACGTATCCGCCTATGACAATAGCCAAGGCATGGGCGGAACGACGATGGTTAGCAATTCCTTTGGTGACGTAACCGTTGATACTCAGCACTCAGCCGTTTATGCTCGTTACCGTATTGTTAACTCAACCTTTAGCGGCAATACAACTGACGCTGGTCTAAAGGCTGCAACCGTCGGTTGGATTAGCGTTATTACTGACGATAAGGGCAATCCTATTGAGGTTGTTCTCTTTAACGCTCCTGGGTCAGGTAATGGCGTTGAGAGGGTTGTCGGGGCAGCAGATGTTGCAACAATTCTTGCAACGATGGGTATGAGTATGGGAAATATCCCGTTGCGTCAGGTTGGTAATAATACAGTGGTTGTTGCAAGCGCAGCGTTTGTTGCGGCAATGAACCAATCAAGAAACGGATTTAATGCGAACACTACTGATATTACTAACGGGGACTCTGACTTCTGGAGTAAACTAGTTACAAATGGTGGCTACACAAGCCCAACGACATTTGCAAATCTAGAAACTGAAGGATTCTACAAACTTCTTGATG